TCTGCCGAGCGGGTTCAAGATCCCGAGCACCTACTACACGACGATCGTGCCGCTCCCTGGCGGCTGCACGTGGTACGACGCCAGCAACAACTTCAACTACGCAGGGCAGGTTTGGTACAACTCGGACACCAACGTGCGCCTCATGCGGCTGACGGTCACCGACATCAGCGGGACTGTCGGTGAGATTCGATTCAGTGGTACGGCTGCGGCCACCTGGGCGGCGGGTGATGGGATGAGGTACAGCTACCAGGTGGCTGTCCAGCGGACATGATCTGCGACAACTGCGAGGCACGTTTCGACCCGATCGCTACCCGCTGGCGGTGCCCCGCCTGCGGCATGAAGGCGATGTGCTGCGAGGGACCCTGTGGCTGAACACGTCTTGGATGAGCTGCTACTCGAACGCGAGTGGCGCAAGTGCTTCCCCGAGTGGCGGCTGAAGGACGAGACGGAAGAGGAGCAGCTGGAGCGGCTCTTCGCCGCCTTCGACTACTTCACCTCGCACTACTGGTCGATCAAGCACCCTGAGGGACGCCGCCTGTTCGAGCTGCGGGACGCCCAGCGGTCCACCGTGCGTGACTGGCTGTGGGAGCGGTTCACCGTTGCGCTCAAGGCACGCCAGATCGGCTTCTCCACCCTGTCGGCTGCCTTCGCCTTCTGGCTCGTGTTCGGCTGGGGCGACCGTCAGATCGTCATGATCTCCCGCAACGAGCGTGAAGCGATCAAGCTGCTCCAGAAGGCCAAGTACGGGTACCGCTTCCTGGCCGACTGGATGAAGCTGAAGGGGCCTCACTGCGACGTCACCGCCACGAAGATGACGTTCTACAACGACTCCCACATCGAGTCGCTCCCTTCAGCGTCCGATCCCGCCCGAGGTGAGACGCTGTTCGCCATCTTCGTCGACGAGATCGGCATGCTGCCGAACTCGGAGGACGCCTGGGCGTCTATCGAGCCCGTCACCGACATCGGCTCGCTCAACCCGCTCCGTCTCGGAGCAGGTCGAGTGATCATGCTCGGTACGGCGAACGGTGAAGGTGACCTCCTGCACCGCGAGTTCTTGCGTTCCAGGGGCGAATACGGCAACGGGACGGGCAAGTTCTGGGGCATCTTCCACTCGTGGCGGGCCGTCCCCGAGCGTACGGACGCGTGGTTCGCCCAGAAGTGCCGTGAGATGCCCGAATGGCAGCGAGCGCAGGAGTACCCAGACAACTGGGAGGAGGCGTTCCTGAAGTCGGGCCGTCCCGTCTTCGACATGGAGGCCCTCCGAGCCCTCGAACGGGAGGAACCAGACCGCGGCTACCTGAAGCGGGCGAAGGACGGCACGATCGAGTTCGTCCGAGACGGCGGTGCGCTGCGCGTCTGGCGTCTCCCCGACCCCGATCACCGCTACTCGCTCGGTGTCGACGTCGCCGAAGGCTTGGAGAACGGCGACTACAGCTCCGTCCACGTCGTCGATGCGAAGACGTGGGAGGTCGTCGCTCACTGGCACGGCCACATCGACGCCGACCTCCTCGGATCCGAGATCGTCGTGCTGCTCGGCGAGTGGTACAACAAGGCCCTGGCGGTTGTCGAAGCCAACAACCACGGCTCGACGACTCTCCACGCTCTGCGGAACGCCAAGTACTTCCCCATCTACTACCGCAGACGCCAGGACAACAGGAACTTCCGTCAGCAGACGGAGCAGATGGGCTGGCTGACGACTGCCAAGTCGAAGGGCCTGGTCATCGACGACCTCAACGCCGCCATCCGAGAGGGCGATCTGGAGCTGATGTGCTCCGAGACGATCGCCGAGATGCGGACGTTCGTCCGTGAGGGTAACGGCAAGATGAACGGCTCGAACGGGTCGCACGACGACCGTGTGATGTCGCTCGCCATCGCCGTCCAAGGCTTGAAGTACGTCCATCTGCAGGAGTACACGCCGAAGAAGGAGCCTGGTCCTGGCACGTTCGGCTACCTGATGCGCCAGATGGGCGTCTTCGACGAGCCGAAGGAGAAGGAGAAGCCGATCGGCCACTACGCCGTCCGTGCGTCGTAGTGAACGAATCGCCCATTCTCGTGATGGCCGACACATTCAAGCTCTGCGAGTCGTGCGGACGCGCCTTCACCGAGGCTGAGTCGACGGGGAACCACTGCTTCAAGTGCAAGGTTGACAATGTCAACTTCGGGTTCCGAGGTGTGACGGGCTTCGGGCGTGCCAAGTTCCACGACGAGACGATCCGTTCGGTCGTCGAGGCGTCCGACCGCGACATCCGCTCCGCTGGCGGGGACCCGAAGAAGGACTTCGAGTTCAGCGGGAAGCGCTGGGTGTGACGGTGGAGAATAATGCGCCCGAGTGGCTCGTCTTGCTCCTGGCAATCCCGAGCCTCATCTCCGCGTTCGCTGCGTTCAACGCATCTCGTCGATCGAAGCGGATCGACGATGCGGTGAACCACCGCCACCCGAACGAGCCACGGCTGTTCGATCTGGCGAAGTCGTCCGCCATCTGGCAGGAAGAGTTCGATCGGCGCATCGACCAGCTCGAAGAAGCGCTCCTCCACCACGTCGTGTGGGAGGAGCAGCAGAAGTACCCGACGATCGAGGAGATCGCCCGTTCAGTGAGGAGCAGCGATGCTGACTGACTACATCCCCGCCAACGTGCGGAAGGTCATCTACACGATCCTCGCGACGTTGTTCGCCGTCGAGGGCGTGCTCGACGCCAGCGGCGTCGGGCTCGTCCCCGAGAAGGTCGAGGAAGTCGTGTTCGGTCTGGCTGCCGTGTTCGGCTTCGTGCTCGCACGGCAGAACACGACCGACGTCACCGTGGTGAGTGAGGGCGAATGACAGTTCTCCCGACGATCCCGCCGCCTCCCCCGACTCTGGGGGAGGAGTGGTGGATCTGCCCGAACCGACAGTGCTTCTGCCCAGGCACCTGCCGTGAGCAGGTCCGCCTGGGCACTGGCACGTCCGACAACAAGATCACCCTCAAGTGGGAGAAGCCCTGATGGCGAAGCCGAACTTGCAGACGCAGCTGAAGCGTCGCATCAACGCCCTCGAAATGTCGAGGCGTTTCCGCGACGAGGAAGGCCACGAAGACCTGTGGCGGCGCATGGTCGACCTCTACCGAGGCAAGCACTACGCGAAGCTGTCGAACGAAGACCGCATGCTGATCAACATGGCGTTCGCCACCAAGAACGTCATCGCCCCCTCGGTCGCCATCAACAACCCGAAGTTCGTCGTCAACGCCCGCAAGCCTGAGGCTGCTGCACAGGCGATCATCACCGAGCAGGTGCTCAACTACCTGTGGCGCACACACCTGTACCAGGACGAGTTCCGCCTCGCCGTCGACGACTTCCTCGTCATCGGCCACGGCTGGCTCAAGGTCGGATATCGGGCGTCGAAGCCGAAGGAGCTGAAGGTCGTTCCTGGTGCCGCCAAGGAGGACGGCGACGACACCCTCGGTGTTGACGACCGTGATCCGATCCCTGGGAACACGGAGACGGAGGTGCAGTCGTTCGGTGACGACGACCGCCCGTACGTCGAGCGCATCTCCCCGTTCGACATCTTCGTCGATCCCGATGCGACGCATCCGTCGAGGATGACGTGGATCGCCCAGCGGGTGCGTCGTCGGGTCGTCGACGTCCAGGTCGACGAGCGTTACGAGCAGTCGGTGCGGACGAAGGTGACGGGTCAGGTCGCCTACCAGAAGCACGACGACGAGTCCCGTGTGATCGACGGTGCCCCGTACGATCCACACACGTCCTATGTGGACGTGTGGGAGTTCTACGACCTGCGTGAGCACACGGTCTGCACGTTCGTGCGCGAGCAGGAGGACGGCTTCCTCATCAAGCCGCAGCCGATCCCGTTCGCCTTCGGTCATCCGTTCGTGATGATGCGGAACTACGAGGTGATCGACCAGTTCTACCCGATGGGTGAGTTGGAGGCGATCGAGGGTCTGCAGTACGAGCTGAACGCGACCCGCACGCAGATGATGAACCACCGCAAGCGCTACCAGCGCAAGGTGCTCATCGACAAGGAGGCGTTCCACCCTGAAGGGTTGGACGCCCTGCAGGACGACGCCGACAACGTCATCGTCCCTGTGGATGTCGCAGCATCAGCGGCTGGCACGCTGAACGGCGTCATCATCCCGATGCCGCAGGAGGGCACGCCGCCCGAGTTCTACAACCAGTCGCAGATGATCGAGACGGACATCAACAACGTCTCGGGTGTCTCTGACTACATGCGTGGCGCGCAGGCGGAGATCCGCCGCACCGCCACCGAGGCAGCCATGATCCAGGACGCGATGAACGCTCGTGCGGCCGACAAGCTCGCCCGCATCGAGTCGACGCTGGCGAAGCTCGGCCAGCGGATCGTTCAGCTGCTCCAGCAGTTCATGACTGGCGAGCAGGTGGTTCGCATCGTCGGGATGCAGAACCAGCCTGTGTGGATCAACTTCGACCCCGACTACATCCAGGGTGACTTCGACTTCGAGGTCGAGGGCGGCTCGACGCAGCCTCGCAACGAGAGCTTCCGTCGCCAGTCGGCCCTCCAGCTTGTCGATGCCATCTCTCCGTTCGTCGGTGTCATCCCGCTCGACCTGCAAGCGGTCGTGCGGTACGTCCTGCAGTTCGGCTTCGACATCAAGGACCCCAACCAGTTCTTGATGGATCCGATGACCGCACAGATGACTGGGATGGGTGGCGTGCCCCCGCAAGGTGCTGAACCTGGCGGGCAGGGCATGCCACCTGGGCAGGCACCGCCAGAGCAGGAGCCGACCGAGTCGGCCGTTCCTGGCATCCCACCTGAGCTGTTGAACCAGCTCCAAGGTCAGATGGGCTTCCAGCCCGCCTGACGTTCACTCATCCGAGTGAACGCTCTTGACATACCCACGAGAAGCAACCCTAGGAGGACTTCTTGGACGAAGACGTGTTTGACGATTCCGACTTCTACGCCTCGGACGAGGTGGAGACGTCGGTAGGCGTTCTTCCACCTGAAGGGCTCGGCGATGACGAGCCAGTCACGGACGTAGCCCCCGCAGATGACGGACAAGGCGAGGTCACGGACGGGGAACTCACCACGGATGTGGTGGAGGATCCCAACCCCCAGCGCGACTATCTCGACCTGAGCGAGTTCTCGGACAAGTACGTCCGAGTGAAGGTCAACGGCGAGGAAGTCGACATCCCAGTTGCGGATCTGCCCAACCAGGCGATGATGCACGCCGACTACACCCGCAAGACGCAAGAGCTTGCGGAGCAGCGGCGTCAGGTCGAGTTCTGGCAGCAGGTAGACCAGGCGATGAAGGTCGACCCTGAGGCGACCCTCAGCTACCTGGCGAAGACGCACGGTGTCCAGTTCGCGCAGGCTGCCCAGCAGCGTGCGGACGACATCGACGACTGGGGTTACGACGACCAACCGCAGGCCGCTCCAGAGCTGGACAGGCTCCGTCAGGAGCTTGCTCCCGTGGTCGACTTCGTGGAACAGCAGCGTGCAGCTGCCTACCTCGATCAGGTCGTGCAGGGCCTCTCCCAGAAGTACGGCAACGACTTCAACCCCGAAGTGGTGATCCGTGAAGCCACCAATCGAGGCATCTACGACCCGTCGATGCTCGAAGCGGTCTTCAGGGACATCAAGTTCGAGGAGTACCGAGCACTCGCTCAGGCGCAAGGCCAGCTGACTGCGAAGCAGCAGCAGGCCACCGCCCAGCGACAGGCTGCAGCCCAGCAGGCCAGCCGTGTGATCGGGAACGTCCCCTCAGCTTCGGGGGCAGCAGCAGCTGCAGCACCCAAGCCCGTCGTCAACTCGGTGATGGACGCCTACCTCCTGGCGAAGAAGGAGCTGGGCTACGTCTGAGTTGACATTCCCCCAAGGAAGGTAACTCTCTCATGGCTCTCGATTTCGACCAGATTGCGTCCACGACCCTCAAGGCGTACCGCAAGAAGCTGACCGACAACGTCTTCAACGCCCACCCGCTCCTGTACTGGCTCAAGGACAAGCAGCGGGTCCGCTTCCTCGACGGAGGCGAGAAGATCGTCGAGCAGCTGATGCACGTCGAGGGTTCGACCCCGCAGGCGAACGGTGGTGCGATCCAGAACGGCTCGTACGGCGAGTGGGACGACATCTCGATCGTGCCCGTCGAGACGGCGACCGCTGCCGTCTACGACTGGAAGTCGGTCGCTGCGACGATCGCCATCAGCGGTCTGCAGGAGGCGAAGAACAACGGTGAGGCTCAGCTCGTCAACCTGCTGGAGGCGAAGATCCTCCAGGCTGAGGAGACGCTGAAGAACAACCTCAGCACCATGCTGTGGGGTTCGACCGCTCCTGGCACCGCAGTGACGGGCCTCGGCGTCCTCATCGGTGACCACAACTCGACCGTGACGGTCGTGGGTGGCATCGACTGCGCCCATGTCGACACCTCGGGCGACTTCTGGCGCAGCCACGTCGTCGACCTGACGGCGACCCTCGCCGCCAACCTCGACCTCCGCAAGGAGGTCCGCAAGGCGCACAACACGGCCTCGAAGAACGGGCCTGACAAGATCGACATCGTGTTCTCGGGCCAGGGTGCCTGGGAGCAGTACGAGGAAGATCTTCTCCCGACCGTTCGTCGTACCCAGAGCGGCCTCGCCAACGCTGGCTTCGCCAACCTGGAGGTCAACGGCGTTCCGTGGACGTGGGACGCTGGTGCGCCTGCCGACGAGATCTTCGGCGTCAGCTCGAAGTACCTCAAGCTGGTGGGTCACAAGAACCGCTGGTTCAAGCAGTCGAAGTTCACCGACGGTCTGGCGACCGCCCAGGGGACGAACGGCGGCACGGCGAGCGTCGTGGACGCCCGCTACTCGGTCATCACCTCCTACATGGAGCTGACGACCAACAACCGTCGGCGTCACTTCCGCCTGCACAACCTCAACCTCCGCGCCTGATCAACGCTGGACGTGAGTCGAGTGGACCCGCCCTTCGGGGCGGGTCCTTCGACGTTCGGGGGACGATCTGGATGATCCGTGGGGGACGATCTGCACATCATGTTGATGAGCGACGTATGGGGCAGTGACGTACTCGGCGACGAGTGGACCGTCGAGGTAGCAGGAGCGATC